AAAATGGAAAACGTGACTGGAATCCAGTCAATACGCCGCAAGAAAATCAAGAACCAACCCCTGAAGGACGAAAATCTGGTTGGCCAACAAAAGAACAGAGATACGGCATAGAGCTTTCGCTTAAATCAATTAGCGAAGATATTGATGAGTATTTAGAACAATAGCCTAAATAGCCCTATCTGCAATATTTCTTTTTTCTACAGGGTTTGGATTTCCTTCATGCTTTGCCTGGACGTCTTTTCGCACCCACGTCATTCCATATGTTGATTCAAGATTATCTACACCCTCCCTTCTTTTAAGGCGCTCGGCCATTGACTGGAATGATGGGTCATCGCTTAGATTTAGATAAGAGTTATGAAACCAAGGTAAGTCGTAAAATGCTGGAGCGTTTACCAGTAGAGCTCCAGCGGTGTTCCAATGTTCTTCGATTCTTGGGTTTTCAGAAATTACTGGGCCTGAAAGACAGTATGCGGGCACATCAACGCCAACAATTGGTCGATTAACTTCAAACATTTTTTCAATCATTTCCGCATGTATATGTATGTCTGAATCTGCGTATAAAACTGCTTCACAGTTAACATTCCCGTAATTCAATTCAGTACAATCTTCGCCCCAGTGGTGTCCGGCTATCATTCTTTTTCTTTGCGCAAACTCCCTGATTAAGTTTCTGCCTGTTTCAATTCTAATCCACCTATTTAAATAATTGACTTCAGTTTCCATGTCGTTTATAGAATATGTCCAGTATGTCCCATTAACCTCGTTCAGTGCATCTATTACATCTTTGAACGGGTCCAGACCCCTGTGGTCAAGTTCGAGCGCAGCAAACCATACGACATTAGGAAAAAGTTCTACAATCTTCTTCGCGTCTCTTATCCAAGCCAAATGCTCTCGAGCGTCACACTTCCAACCAACTAAAGGCGTTCCGATGACAAAACGCTTTTTAAAATCTATATCCTTAAGTATGGGTATATTTGATTGTTCCAGCTTTGGTTGATGTGATTTTAATTTGGATACAAAATCAGAACATACGCCAGCGTATTGGGTTTGCCATCCATGGCTTAGTTCCCACCAATTTAGTTCAGGCAATACATTGATACATTTTGTAGAGGAATGTTTTTTACCGGGATACGCCCATACGTATCCATTACTCGTAAGCGTGTAATCGTCCGTATCATGAAAGAAACAATTAAGCCCGTGATGTATGGAAAAACTTAATGCATCTGGATTTTTGCAGTGCACCCACACCTGGTTGGTTCTGTCGGTCAACCACTCTGTTGGAACTGAATACTGCGGTTTGTCGTGGCCTAAAAAAGCACCCAATTCATTAACCCACAAGTCAATCTCAACGTCGAACCCATGTGCGATAGCGTCCTCTATGTATTTTGGATGATTTTCTAATTCAGGTTTTGAACCATCCAAGTTCCCACGGTGAGATATGTAAATCATTTTTGCACCTGTACCCATATCCAGTTTTTGTGATTATCTCCAGGTCCGGTAGGCCTAATATCGTATCTAAAATTACCGTAACCAATTTTCCCAACTAGGTCATCAAAGACGGTTTGCTCGTCTTGAATACTTACATCCGCGTGGCCATTTGTGCTATCTGCATCATAATTATTGTCATAATACCCAGCTGTATAAATTCCTTCCTTTCCTCCATAACCCATTTGAAAACATAGGTACCCGCCTGGCTTCAAAACACGGTAAATATCCTTGAGGATGTTAAAACGAATTTGGTGAGAGCATATGTGCTGGAAACAGATAACTGCGAATACACAGTCATACTGTTCATCTGCAACTGCAGAAAGATTGTCCCCGGTCGTATGTAAAAGATTTATATCACTAATGCCGTTATGTTCAAGATTAATTTTTGCCTTATCAAGGTTTATTTGTGAAATATCAATTCCGTCAACCCTGATAAAGCGTTTTGAAAATTTAACTAGATTTCTTCCTGGTCCACATCCATACTCAAGGGCTATCATTCCGCTGGTGTCAAAATCCTTAAACAAAAATTGTTCATAGTCTGGCCACTCATTGTGCGCATCGTAAGAGCCAACTACTGGGTCGCGAAACGACAAGGACCACCGCGAAGCGTAATCGTCATAGTATGAGTGCTGCATTTTTAGGTAGTCATCTTTACTCTTGCTCATTTGCTTTTCTCCAGAACCCAAATTTCATAGCCGGCAAATTCGGTAATTTTTCGTGAGTGTATATTGGCCTTACCAAGAGCAACGGAGTCATTTGCTAGTAGGCTCATTATCGAACTTCGCCTATTCAGCGTGCAGCAAAAAAGTTTATTAAATCCAACAGCGAAGGGGACAAGTGTGCCTTTTGTTGCATGGGTGAAGAATTTGTATGCCCCAGAGACAACGCCCATCCAATCCTCGTTGGTGATGTCATCTAGAACGACGACTCCATCATCCATGATTAATTGTTCAGCTATAAGCAAGTCATTTATTGTATGTTTTTCTGTATGGCATGCATCGATTGAGATGATTCCAAATTGTTTTTTGCCTAAAGCGTTACAGTCTATTTTTAGAGAATCAATTTCAATTGGCATTACTCTTTGAGGGTTTAATGAAAACTTTTTATAATTAGAAGTGAATATGTCCAAGTCTCCATGCCCTGCACCGTCAACATTTGCCTCTTGTTTTGAGAAACAATCAACAGCTACGCATCTAGAGTCGTGAGGCGTTAAGTTTTCTATGCCTATTAGAAACTTGCCTTGATAAACCCCTATTTCCAAAGAATCAAACTTATCTGCATCAATAATTCGTGATGCGCAATAACTTGTAAACAGAAGAGCCTCAGTGTTCAGCCATCCACCAACATGTTCCATGTGCGGAAAATCTATTTTTATGTCTTTCATTTGTTGTTCTCCAAGTAGTAATTGAGGTCTTCTGGTGTTCCAATACCCCACATCTTTGGAACTTCTTTAATCCGAATCTTTTTCCCATCTTCAATTGCTTCATTGAACACCGGACAGACATAAAACTCATTATTTGTTCTGATGTCTTTTTCAATCATTTGATTTGCATATTTAACATAATCAGAGCCATGCTTCCAATAATAAATTCCGACAGTTGCATTGTCTGAGATTGGATTTTTTTCTGCTACCTCGGCTACAAAGCCATCTTCACCAAGTTTTGCGTAGGACCACTTTGGGTGAGTTGCCTTAAAAGTCAGCATCCCGCCATCAATGTCTTCTGAGCTAAATGCATAAAGACATTCGTTACTATTCCACTCAACAACTTGGTCAGAGTTTGCCATGAGCAATGGTTCATCGTTGTCAATTAACCCAGAAGCGAGAAGGGTAGTGCAGGCCGCACCTTCTGTCATTCCGTCAACGAGAACAATGTCGCACCCAGGCTTTATAAGCCCAAGAACCTGCTTCAAGTTGTACTTCTCATAGTGCTCTCTTTGTACTAGGAAAATAAAGTGAGCATCTACATTTAGGTTCTCAACGACTACCTGAATCATTGGCTTGCCGTTTACTTCAATCAGTGGCTTTGGAAACGTATATCCTGCTTGAGCAAAACGCGAACCAGCTCCAGCCATTGGTATTAAAACATTCATCTTTTCATTCCTCCACGCAACAGGTCTTTTTCCTCTGGTCTCAATTTCATCAACAAAACGCATTAGTCTTTCTTTATTCAAGTCTTCTGCGTTTTTAATTGCATGGAGACTTGCTCCAGAACTGAGCGCGCCTTCCCTACCAATATGAGAATCTTCAATAATTATAGTGTTTGCTGGTGTTGCATCTAGGGAAACAATGCACTGCCAGTACATCTCTGGGTGTGGCTTGTGGTGCTTGACGTCCTCATTGCTCATTATGTAACCAACGTATTTCAATACCCCAATAGCGTCAAGAGCTGTAATTACTGTCTCCCTAATCGCATTGCTGGCAACAGCAATCTTCCATCCTCGTTCTTTTAGTGTCTGCATTATGTCTATTGCGACATAATTTTTTGGAAATTCAGAGAGGATTCTTAGTGTTGCCACTTGCTTGTCTTCCCAAATCTGCTGATGCTTAGACTCAGGCAAACCCTTATCTTGAGTGAGCATCTTTAGCTTTGTGTTGGTGCCGAGTCCGTCGTACCTAGACAGGTGTTCATCCCGAGTAATAACATACTTTGGGTCGACCCTACTCAAAGCAATGTTTAGAGAGTCATAGTGGACATCGCGAGACTCAATTAAAACACCATCAAGGTCAAAGATGACGAGAAAGTTATTTTTCATTTGGATTTGGTCCTGCATGCCTATGCCACTTATTGTGACGAACAACGCTTTTCCCGTTGCATTTCATTACATACTTATTACGAACACGCATGGACCATTCGACGTCTTCTGCTTCGTTCCATACAAGAGATTCGTCAAGAGGCTCTTCAAGCATGACGTGTTTTTTGAGCATAAAGAAACCGCCAGATATGTACATATATTGTGTTTGCGTCCAGTCGTTGTATTCAAGCGACCATGCGCGCCCATGTCCTGGCTTATCCCAAAGCGACCAATCCATTGGGTTTCTGTCCCCATTTATTAGGTACTGAGGGCATGAACATATTTCCCAGTCTGTACCGAATTCCTTGAACTCTTCGTACCAATTTGAATCAAACAGGTGATAGTCATGCATTAGTACGATATTTTCGTATCTTGCATTCTGAACAAGAATATTTTTTTTACGTGTAATCCACTTGGGTTTTATTGATTCATCAAAGTCAATTTTTACAATATCGTTTCCGTCTATTCCAGATGAATCTCCACCCCCAACGATAAGTATCTCGAAGTTGGGGACTTGCAAATTACGAATATTGGCTATTATCTCTGCAAGCCTCTGCTTGTCCTCGTAGACAGTGATTATGCCAAATGTGAAATCTATATCGCTCATTGCGGTGGCCTATATTTTTTCCAAAATCACCCTAAAAGTGGCATCCCAATCTTCACCTCTTTTGTCTATTGTGAAATCCTTAAGCACCTCTAAATTGTGCTCTATTTCATCTTTTCTTATTTGAGTTATTCTTAATTCGTCAAGATGGTAAACCCATTCATCTGCTGTATAGGCGACTCTGCCAATTCCTTTATCGGCCAAATATTTGTACTCAGGAGAGTATGAAGATATAAATGGAACTCCAGCAGCCGCATACTCAAGGCCTTTAATAAACGACTTCGCATGATTAAAGGGGACGTTACTTAGCGGAACCATCCCT